TCGTCTATTACAACGCATCTATCGTAAATAACAATACTGATGATGTCTATGGCGGTATTGGGGCTGGAGCAGACCCGCAGATTAGATTTAACGAGACCCGTGATACTGCTATCGTCAAGGACGCATCTAAATATCAGTTTTCTATCATTCGTTTCGTTATGAACGGTGCTAATAAGGATTTACCACTCTTCATTCCGGCTATCCAGAGTAGCACGGGTCAGACAAATGTCAATCTAACCGAGTATGGTGTAGGTATTACTTGGGAGGGTCTTATCGGCACTACGCAAGTCAATATTGCTTCCCCACTAACATATATCCAGTATGTTTCTGAGACGCAGAATGTCGCATTAGCACCGCTTCCCCGTTCAATGGCTAATCCTAACTATGTTCCTACCTTTCAACTGCCTCTTACTACTCCTCCGGTGGATTTAGGGTGGGTTAATACAACCAGTTATCTGTCAAGTAATATCTGCTATTATACACCTAATGGTCTTTACTACAGAGCCAACTATGATAATATTAATCAGAACCCATCTACTAACCCCCAGTTCATAGATGTCAATGGTAATAGTTTTCCCTATTGGACTATCGTCCCTCCCGAGTTAGGACAAGCACAAGACCTAACATCAAGATACTACTGGGTCTATACCTATAGTCATTGGGTGGATTTAGTGAATACGACACTTATGAATGCTAATCAAGCCGTCTTTAATGCTTGGACTACGGCGGGTGGCACGGGTATAGCAGACTTCACTGCTTGGAAAGCCATATATCCTACACCTATTATGAAATATAATGAAACCACTGGTCTCTTTACTATTTACTACCCTACGCAGTATGTAAGTCCTAATGCTACGACTAATGCTTTCCAGACCCTATATTTTAATATTAATATGGAAGGTCTCTTTGCTAACTTTGATAACATTTATCTTAACTCCTCTATCCACCCGGCTAATACATCACAGTTCCGCTACACTTGGATTACACCGGCTACTACACCAGTGCCATTCCCAGATGGCTATGCGAACCTTCAGATTGTAGAGACTATTGGTCTGAATGATAATGTATCTACTCCGACTTCTCCAGTTCAAGGCTATGCTGGTGCTTGGTGGGCTATGACCCAGAACTATGTAAGCACAAGCACTCTCTGGTCTCCTATTGATAGTATTGTTTTCACAAGCACCCTACTACCTCTCCAGAACGAGCAGACCGCCCCTCCTAATACTCTTGGAACACGCAATACTGGTAATAGCACGGCTACATCACAGTCTGCCTTCTCCCCTATTATAACAGATGTATCTCTGGACTTATCCACCGACCCTACGGCTTATCGTAAGATGATTTACTACGCCCCTAACGCCGAATACCGTATGGCAGACTTCCAGAACTCTAAGCAAGACATTCGTAATATTGATATCCAAGTCTTCTGGAAGAACCGTCTGGATAACCAGTTATACCCAGTTAGTATGTTTAACCTCTCTTCTGTTTCTTTCAAGTTAATGTTCCGTAAGAAGCAACTCCCCAGAGGTGAGGTGGCTAAACAACAGAGCGGTGGTTATTAGAACCTCCGGCTAATATTTTCCTAAAACAATCCATTTTTAACGGATTATTTTATGTTTGCTAAGTATATAAGATGAGTGCTGACATTCAGAAGGAGGCAGTATTTGATGACCGCATCGTTCAGAACCGCCCCCGGTATGCCGTTGAGAAGGGTGCTTTGTCTCTTACTAACGCTCCCTTTAACGCCATCGCCTCTACGCCTTCCCAGATGACTTTTAATGTGTATGTTCCTTCCGAGAATGTATTCGTTGATAGGGCTTTACGGTGGGGGGCAGAGGGTCGTTTTCAGATGAGTGTGTGTAATATTCAATCTACCACCGCTACTACGGTGTGGGACACGGGTCTTGGCTATGCTGGAACAGCCTCTGGTTCTTATCCCATTGATGCTTCTGTCGTGGTAGCCCCGGGTCGTGATTTCTCTCTATCTCCCTTCCCTCTTAACTACCTCTGTCAGACAATGACTGCGACCATTAACGACACTACGGCAGTTATTAACTCCCAAGATGTGCTACTTGAGGTTATGCGTCTGACTGACTACAAGTGTAATAAGAAACAGAGAACTTGCCCCACGATGATGGATAAATACCAAGCCAACTATCTGGCTATGGCTTCTCTTGGTGCGACTAACGCCCCTACAAATGGCTATGACACTGCGAACAACATTGATGAGGTGTCTAACGGTGCTTTCCCCGGCTTCTATTTCTGTAAGCCCGATGGTAGCCGTGTAGCCCAGCAAGGTTCTGACAAATATACGGTGTCTGGCGGTGGTGGCACATCTGGTCTCCCTCTGGTTCAGTGGTTCTGGAATGGTATGCCCGTCTGCTCCGCCACAGTGGCTTACAACTCTGGCACACCCGCCGTTATTGTTCCCCAGTCTAACGCAGTTCTCTACTGGTCTTTTGCGTCCGTTGAACTCCTAACACTCTCTCCCTTTGTGTTTGCTAACGACCAAGAACACGATACGGGTCTCTTTGGTATCAATAACATTCAGTTGATTATGAACTTTAAGAGTGGCAATGCTCTTTCCCGTATTCTTAAGACGCAGTATTCTGCTGGTGTTCCTACTGCTGGTTCTCCCTATGGTGTTCCTATTACAACTGGTGATTGTGCTAACCGCCCTCAGATTGTAGCCAGTTCTATTCAGTTCAATGCCAGTTCTGCTTCTCAGTGGGTCAATCCCGTGCTAAACTGCCAGTTCCTAACACCCTCTCTTGATGTGCCTCTTCCTCCTAAGAGTGTAGTCCCCTATATGGAGTTCCCCCGTTATATCACTCAGTCTCAGAACGGGCAACTCTATGCCAACGGTCAGAGTGGCTATATCGGACAACTCCAGTCCCAGACTATTACACTCCCTCAGATACCCGACCTTCTCATTGTGTATGTGAAGGCTACGCAAGTGTCCGGTCAGCCAGACCCCCAAGACCCTTCTTATGGTGATGCTTACCTCCCTCTTGCGTCAGTGCTTAATACCAACGGCTCAGTGAAGTCTCCTCTCAGTATCAACTTTGATAACTTTAGTGGTCTGCTCTCTTCCCATACTACGGAGGAACTCTACCAGATGTCTGTGGAGAACGGTCTTGATATGGATTACCCCACTTGGTCTGGTCTTCCTATTTCTGGGTCTGGTGGCGATGCTAATAGTCTAACTGGTGCTGGTTCTGTTCCTATTGGCTCTGCTACTGGTGCTGGAACGGCGGTTCTCCCTCAGTATCCCCCAGTTAAGGCGGGTCAGCCCCGTCCCTCTGTTGGTGGCTTCCTTGTGCTAAAGCCTTCTAAGGATATTACACTCCAGAGCGGACAAGCCCCATCACTGGTAGGCAACTTTACTCTCCAGTTCAACTTGTCCGTTGTTAATACATACCCCTTCCAAGTCCAGCCCGTTCTGTATGTGATTACGGCTAATAGTGGCTTCTTTGAAAGTATCCGTGGCTCTTCCCGTATCATCAAGGGTGTCCTCTCAGAGCAAGACATCATCTCAGCCCCAGTATCTTCCGCTCAGACACACGAGGGTATGCGTCGCCTTGTTGGTGGCAAACTATCATTCGGCTCTCTTGCCAATGTATTCAATAAGGCGAAGGAAATCTACGAACAGACGAAGCCTATCGTCTCCGGTGTTAAGAACATACTCCCAGACAGTGGTATGATGGGTAAGGTCAAGGGTGCTATGGGAGCAGTAGGCTATGGCACTGGTGCTGGAACTGGTGCTGGAACTGGTGCGGGTCGTAAGATGAACCTCAGCCAGAGATTAATGTAAGTAGTATATAGAGTGGGTTGGGCGGGGTTGGGCTTTCCGCAAACCCCCGGCTAAACATAAAAGACGATAGATGCTTATAGTTTCTATCCTCTTTTTCTTCCGTTAGTGTATATAGAGATGAGTGTATCGGCATTAACGACAGCAAGTGGTAATGCGATGACTGGTAGCATTAACCTATCTTCCACACAGACATCGTTGTTAAACATCAGTAATAACCCTACTGCCCCTTTTAACATCAACTTTTCCCCAGTTGCTGGTGGTGTTAATACGGTTGCTGGTAAGAACGGTGATGTGGCTTTTACTACACCAGACGGGTGTCTTAATATTGCCCCGGATAGCATTAGCCCGAATGTTATTTTTACGGCATATAACTCCACTGCTAACTCGTCCGGTATGGTCGCTAATAATGTTAGTGGTAGTCTTGCGTGGGTCAGTGCTAATGCGTATGCCGTAGGAGCAGTAGTTATTGATAGTGGCACAACATATATGTGTAAGGTGGCACAACCGGCATCATCTCCAGCCCCTACTAATGGTGCTAACTGGCAGAGTATCGGCGGAGGCGGTGGTGGGTCTTCAATCACTGGCGGAGGGTCTATAGTCTCGTGCGACCCTACAACTGGTGCTATTACATTAGATGCTACTGCTTCCACTGGCTCACAACCAGATGTATTAATAAAACCAGATGGTAATGCTACTTGTGGAGCAAGAATAGAAACTGCTACGACTACATCTACATTTGATAACTTTGGTTCTGGTGCGGTAGCCGGACAGATAAAGTTCGTATCTGCTGACGCTACTAACCCAGCAGAACTAACAGTAGGTGGCACAGTTAATACAACTGGTCTCTATGTTTCTAACACACAACTCTTATTTAATAATGTGGCAGTTGGGTCTGGTTCAACCCCTACTCAAATAGCACAAGCGGGTGCTTCTGTTGCGGTAGGTGCTGGTGGCGGTATTATAGCGGAGACAACTGGCTCTGACGATTATATAGTTCAAACTAAGACTGGCACTGCCACGGGTAATATTATTCTATCAGCCAATGGTTCTAACACATTCGGCGGTGGGAATATCAATATTATGAATAATAGCACTGCTTCAATGACTATTGCTACGGGTGCTACCCCCTTTTCAGTAGTGGGTGATGGCTCAACCCTTGCTAAGGATAACCTTGGTTCATTAACATATACTACTACAGATGTCCCATCTAATGAAAATAAGATTACATTGGCTACAACAATCCCTTCTACAACACCGGGTAATGATGCGGGTCATATCACTATTACTGCCGGTGGTTCTTTATCTCTAACAACTGGTGCTACAACTGGTAATCTGGATATTACTAACCCCGGTGGAACGGTTCAAGTATCATTAGGCTCAGCCAGTGTTTTAAATGTAGATTGTGCCACTACACCTCCCGTTGGAACTACATACGCTCAAGGTATAATCCCCTTTTATAACAATACTGCGGTATGGAATGCTAATAGTGGTTATCTCAAGGGGCATATAGTATGCGAAGGAACTCTAACTGCTCCTACGGCATTCTATATTTGTATCCTCAGTGTTCTTCCAGTAGCATCACCGGCAGTCAATCCTCCACCTTCTACACCCGGTAATAGCAACTGGCTACCCTTTGGTGGAGGTGGTAGTTCTCCCTCTGGCAATGCTATGACCCTATCTACCGCAAGTGGTGCTATATGGAGTGGAACATTGGGATACGCAGTAGGAGAGGTAGTAAATCAGCCATCACCGGCTGGTATATTTGTGTGTATTCAAGCCGTTCCAGCACCTACACCACCTTCTCTAAATCCTACACCTATATCGCAACCAGCATACTGGGTGGAACTAATCGCTAATACAACTTCTCCGGGTTCTGCGATGGTATATACGACACCCTTTAACAATGCTATTGCGTATTCCGCTCAGAGTGTAGTGCCAGACCCGGCTGGTGGTGATTATGTGTGTATTCTTGCTACTACTGCCCCTACACCTCCTACTGTAAATCCAGACCCGGCTGGAGACCCTACGCATTGGCAACAGTTAGGCAGTGCTACGGCATTTGAAGGTGTATGGGCTAATGTTGGTAATCCTCCAGCCACTCCAGTTGTATATGACCCCCAGCAGACAGTTGTATTACCCAATCTTCCTCCTACCGGTATGTTATATCCAGATTTATGGGTGGCTGGAACTTCTTATAATCCTCAGAATAAGGTTTCCTTCGCCACAAGTGCTACGGTGGCAACACTAACTAACTATCTATGTATTGTGGCAACTGGTGCTTCTACTGTGCCACCTTACACTAACACGG